ATTGAACGACATAAAATGTCAAGGTCGCAACTTCGGAATCTTAAGAAAAGACCGATGTTCAGAGACACAGTTATAGATGAAGTTATACAGTTAGGAGAAAACTATACTAAAGAATATTGGGAAGATGATTTATCTGATTATGCACCAGAACACGGAGTAGAACGCTTTGATGTATTAGAATACTGGGGTATGGTAGATACAGAAATGCTTGAAGAAGCAGAAATTAATATTCCAGATGAACTAAAAACTTTTGATGAATTACAGGCAAACGTATGGGTATGTAATGGTAAACTAATACGAATGGTTCTTAATCCATTTAAACCTGCAAAGATACCATATCATGCCGCACCTTATGAGTTAAATCCATATTCATTTTTTGGTGTAGGTATTGCTGAAAACATGGATGATACACAGACGTTGATGAATGGCTTTATGCGTATGGCTGTTGATAATGCAGTATTGTCTGGTAATTTAATTGTAGAGGTAGATGAAACCAACCTAGTGCCGGGTCAAGACTTATCCCTATATCCGGGCAAGGTGTTTCGCAGACAAGGTGGCGCACCGGGACAAGCGATATTTGGTACAAAGTTCCCGAATGTGTCTAGTGAGAACATGATGCTGTTTGATAAAGCACGTGTACTTGCAGATGAAAGCACAGGCTTCCCATCATTTGCTCATGGGCAAACAGGAGTGCAAGGTGTAGGTAGAACTGCTTCTGGTATTTCTATGCTGATGGGTGCGGCTCAAGGAAGCACTAAGACTGTTATTAAGAATGTAGATGACTATCTATTACGACCTTTAGGAGAAGGGTTGTTTAGATTTAATATGCAGTTTGATTTTGACCCAGAAATTAAAGGAGACTTAGAAGTACGAGCTAGAGGTACAGAAAGTCTCATGGCTAATGAAGTACGTAGTCAAAGACTTATGCAATTCTTGCAGGTTGCAAGTAATCCATCTCTTGCACCGTTTGCTAAGTTCCAATATATTATTCGTGAGATTGCAAAGTCTATGGAGTTAGACCCCGACAAAGTTACCAACAATATGAATGAAGCCGCTATTCAAGCAGAGTTGATGAAAGGCTTTCAACAAGAACAACCACAAGAACCACAGGGCGCACCTGCAGGAGCAGATGCAATGGATACCAGTGGAGCAGGTGGCGGTAACATAGGTGTTGGACAAGCACCAGTGCCGGGAGAACAAGGATTTACAGGAAATGAACAAGGGGCAAATACTCAGCAAGCTCAAGCCGTTGGTCAACAACAACAACCAGTGGGAAGCGTTCAGTAATTATATAGATGCTACCATAGAAGTACATCAAAATGTATTAGAACAAACTTCTGACACAGTTTTAGTACACAGACAACAAGGCGCAATATCAGCATTAAGAAAACTTAAATATCTTAGGGATGAAGTAAATGGCACTGAAAAAACAAATGGAACTATTTGATGATGGTGGTCTAATGGAAGAGGGTGGCACAATAGACCCTGTATCAGGTAATGATGTGCCAGTAGGTTCTACACAAGAAGAAGTTCGTGATGATATACCAGCACAGTTAAGTGAAGGTGAGTTTGTATTTCCTGCTGATGTAGTTCGATATATAGGTCTTGAAAAACTTATGCAGATGAGACAAGAAGCTAAGATGGGTTTGTCTATGATGGATAAGATGGGTCAAATGGGTAATGGTGATGAAGCTGTTATACCAGATGATATACCTTTTGAATTATCAGACCTTGACATGGAAGATGATATGGAGTATAATGTAGGTGGTTATATTCCACCACAACAAAGTTTTGTGCCATCAGCAGTTACAACACCACAACCTGCTACAGCACCGCAGTCTGTAACACCATCTGTTGAGTATGTTAGACCACAACAAACAACTACTCCAACACAACCTGACTATTCTAATTTAAGTTTTGAACAAGTTATGACTGCACCTCAAGCTCCACGTTTAGAAGAAATAATTAATCCAGAAACAGGTGAGCGTAGAAGTATAAATTATATTCCGGGTGTAACTCAATTACCAGAAGGTTTTGTATTAGCAAGTGAATATACTGCGCCTGATAAAGATAAAGTATCTGTTGTACCTACTGTTGGTCAATCACAAGTAAGACAAGATACCTCAAGTGAACGTAGAAAAGATGAAGAACAAAGAAAACAATTTGAAGAAGCTAAAAATAGAAAAGATATAATAGCTGAAATGTTTGGAGAAGATTATTTAAAAGGTCGTAGTGCTAAACCTTTTAGTGATATAACAGGTAACTTAGAGCCGGGAACAGTTACAACAGGTGGTTATCTTGTCGGTGATAATGGTGAATTGTTAAATCCAGAAACAGGACAACAAGAGTTTTTTGGTAGAGATGGTATAAAGTTTGCTCTTAATCCTAAAGATAAACCACCCTTAGATACTTCTAAAGAGGGTGGTGTTAATAGAAGATTTTTACTAGCAACAATGCAAAGAGAGGGTGTAGAAAGATTTTCTAAGATGACACCTGAACAAAGAGCAAGGGAAAAGGATACAGCAGAAAAAGCATTTGCGTCATCTATACAAAGTGATGCTTTAAAAGAAATGAAAAATGTAAATAGAAAACCTATCTCTGACAAATTAACTGCAGAGCAGAGAAAAAGAGAACAAGAAAAAAGAGCAGATGCAAGACAGCGACAACGAGAAAGATTAAAAGCCGCACAAGAAAGAGCAAGAGAACGAGCAAAAACTACAGTAGACCCAACAGGTGCTTATGGTGCAGGTATTGCAAAAGGTGGTTTGCTTTCTAAACAAAAAGCTAAACCTAAAAAGATGAGGTCGGGTGGATTAGCCTCTAAAAAATAATCCACATTAACTGGCTACCTAACTCCCCACCCGACAGTGGCTACGGTTAGCCCCAGCATAGGAGACATAATATGTCAGATACAATCATGGCAGAAGAAATGAAGCCACAAAAAAAGAAAGCATTTGTAACTAAGCCTTATTCAAGAGAAGAAAAAATAAAAAAGGATGAGGAAGAATTAGAACAATTAATTAAAGAACAAAAGGGTGAAGTAGAAGAAACTAAACCTGAAGAGCCTGAACCTGTTAGTGCAGAAGAAAAAACTTTTAAGAAAAGATATTCTGATTTACGTAGACATCAGCAAAAACAAGCAGAAGAATTTAAAGTAGAGATAGATAAGTTAAAAGCACAACTATCTGAGGCTACAAGAAAAGAAATAAAACTGCCTAAGTCAGATGATGATATAGAAAAGTGGGCGGCAGATTATCCAGATGTTGCCGCAATCATAGAAACTATTGCTCTGAAAAAAGCTAGAGAACAATCTCAACAGTTAGAAGACCAAGTTAAAGTAATTAATGAAATGCAACTTTCTGCTACAAAAGAAAAAGCAGAGGTTGAATTAATGAAGTTACATCCTGACTTTGGTGAGATTAGAGATAGTGATGATTTTCACGAATGGGCAGACGAACAACCTAAATGGGTGCAGGAGGCACTATACGAAAATGATAATGACGCAAGGTCAGCGGCACGAGCAATTGATTTATACAAATCAGATAGAAATATCGGCAAGGAAAAAAAGAGCAAAAATGATAAAAGTGTTGCTGAAGCGGTTAATACGAAAAATACGAGGACAAAGCCACAAGAAAACGAGGCTAGTTCTTATTTAAAAGAATCCGAGGTTCAAAGAATGTCGGCACAAGAATATGAAAAGAAGTCAGATGAAATAATGGAAGCAATCCGTTCTGGCAAATTCATATATGATATATCTGGTTCTGCCAGATAATCAGTTGACAAATAGATATTTATGAATATAACTATAGTCAACAGTGTAAGTTGTCTAGCTAACTACTTGCACAATTAATCAGCAAACGAACAAATCTTCGGATTACCTGAAGCAGTTAGCCTGACCCGTACAGTCACACCTAACCTAATCAGCCTCTAAATTTTGTGAGTTTGTATCTGTAACAATGCTAATAACATAGGAGACATATCATGGCATTTACTACTGCTGCAGGGTATGGTAATCTTCCTAACGGCAATTTTAGCCCTATTATTTACAGCAAACAGGTACAACTTGCCTTCCGCAAGTCTGCCGTTGCTGAAGCAATCACTAACTCCGATTACTTTGGAGAGATTGCACAAATGGGTGATTCTGTTAAGATTATCAAAGAACCCGAAATCTCCGTTAAGGAATACGCTCGTGGTACAACGATAACACCACAAGACCTTGACGATGAGGACTTTTCATTGACCATTGATAAAGCAAACTATTTTGCGTTTAAGGTCGATGATATTGAAGAAGCACATTCACATGTGAACTTCCAACAACTCGCATCAGACCGTGCGGCATATCGTTTGGCTGACCAGTTTGACCAAGAGGTTCTTGGTTACTTGTCAGGTTTTAAACAGTCTGCTATTCACGGTACACCTAATGCTGTTAACACAACTGTTAATGGTTCAAAGGCTGTTACGTCTGCATCTGATGGTGCAAACTTAGTTGGTGCGGAACTTTTAGCTTCCATGTCTTTGGATGCATCTGACTTCACACAAGCCAATGGCACTGCAGGTACTGCAAATCAGTCAATTGGTCTTGAGCCTCGTGCTGGTGGAGCAACTGCGGCTAAGAGTGGTACAACAGGTAATGCGTTTCCATTGCAAGTTATTGCACGTATGGCACGTTTACTTGACCAACAAAACGTGGACACTCAAGGACGTTGGCTTGTTCTTGACCCAGTATTTATTGAAATCTTGAAAGACGAAGATTCACGTCTTCTAAATTCAGACTTCGGTGGTTCTGGACTTCAAAATGGTCTTGTTTTAAATAACCTTCACGGTTTCCAAATCTATCAGTCTAACAACCTACCGTCACTAGGCACAGGTCCTGCGACAACAGGTGGTTCTAATGCTAGTAACATGGGCATAATCGTGGCTGGTCATACTTCTGCTATTGCTACTGCAGAGCAGATTAATAAGACTGAAACTTACCGTGACCCTGACAGCTTTGCTGACATTGTTCGTGGTATGCACTTATACGGTAGAAAGATACTTCGTCCTGAAGCAATCGTAACTGCCGCATACAACTTGGCGTAGAGGAGGATTGAAAAATGGCTACACTTAGTACACTTTTAAAACCTGCTCACGGAAGCAGTGAACGTGGACGTTCTCCGTATTACGTAGATATGACTATTGACCTAACGGCTCAAGCTATTTCTTGTACTGCTGGAGATATTGTTCAGTGTCTAACTATTCCTGCAAATACACGTGTGCTACACGCTGGATTTCAGGTTGTAGAATCAGCTACCATGAATACTGGTACAAATGCTACAGCTAAGTTAGGTGCAGCTGATGACGATGAGTTTGTTACAGCGTTTGACATGCAGTGATGATGGACGTAAGTGACCAAGGTGACGTATCTGCTGATGAAGTAGACCGTGACGTGCTTGCTTAACTTAACTAGGGGCAGGGTAACTTGCCCCTTTCTTAACATATATAGGAGAAAAGAATGTCTGCAAAATCCAACTATTTGGAATTAAAAGTGTTAGACCATTTCTTAGGAACAGCATCTACATCAGCACCTAGCAACGTATATCTTGCTTTACACACTGCAGACCCTACAGACGCAGGTAGTGGAGCAGAAGTATCTGGAAACGGATATTCTAGGCAAGTAATTACATTTGCCGCAGCTTCTAACGGTTCTGCCGCAAGTAATTCGGCAGAAGAATTTACGGCAAGCGGTGGAAATTTTGGAACTATAACACACTTTGGCATATGGGATGCTTCAACTTCAGGCAACCTATTATATCATGGTGCGCTGACAGCTTCAAAAACAATTGCTGATGGTGATACACTAAGATTTGCATCAGGAAACATAACCATAACAGAGGCTTAATAACATGGCTTTAGTAGTCGCTGATAGAGTAAAAGAAACCACTACTACAACTGGTACGGGTACATACACTCTTGCAGGTGCGGTTACTGGTTTTGAATCTTTTGCATCCATAGGAAATGGAAATACTACTTATTACTGTTGTACGGACGGGAGTGATTTTGAGGTAGGTATAGGAACATATA